AAAAGAAAAGCTGTACCCACTAACCCTGCACTCTATGCAAGAGTAAAGGCAGAGGCAAAGAAAAAATTTAAAGTATACCCATCTGCTTATGCTAATGGCTGGTTAGTCAGAACGTATAAAAAAAGAGGTGGTGGATACAGGAGTGCGTAATGGCCAAACCACAAGGAGGATTAACAGCCTGGTTTGGTAAAGGACCCAAAGGAGACTGGGTCGATATAGGTGCACCTAAAAAGAAAGGAAAGTTTCAAGCCTGTGGACGTAAGTCTGCTAAAGGATCAAAAAGAAAATATCCTAAATGTGTACCAAGATCTAAAGCAAGATCTATGTCAGCATCTCAAATTAAAAGTGCTGTATCAAGAAAAAGATCTAAAGCACAAGGTGTAGGTGGTAAACCAACAAATGTTAAAACAATATTAAAGAAAAAAACAAGTGGTCGCAAAAGTAGAAACAATAAGAAAAAAAATTAAACAGGGAAAGAAACTAGGATTCTCTGAAAGAGCAAG